TAGGAGCGGCGAGGGGGAGGATCTATCTGGCACCGTAAGGACGAGAGTGGAAAAACTATATGCGAGGTCGACCAGACGTTCCTGGACGACGGCATCATGCAGACCAAGACGGACCTATCCGGACTGAGGGCATACCTGACAGGTAAGAAGAAGATCAGGGAGCAAGACATACTAACAGTCAACGGCGTACCCGCGGATCCGTCTGACATGCACGCGACGGTGACATCGACGCACAGCGCGGCACAACTAAATATACCAACAGCATAAATGAAACCAACAGCATAAATGAAACACTTAAAACTATTTGAAGATTACGGAGGAGATTACGGATCAGGAAAATGGGCACGCAAACCAGCCAAATGGTCCGACGTCGACCCGGAGAAGAACTACGTCGACTACTTCAGCGTGCAGAACTTACCACACTACGAAGATTGGGAATTGTGGCCACTCAAAAAGAACGAGGAGAGCCGTCCGCTCGAATACTTCGAGAACAGGCCAAAAGAGAACGTGTTCGTCATATCGGTGAGCGGATTTGAGGACGGACAGGAGTTTCTCGTTTACCTGAGCGGTTATGACTACGTAAGGATGGCCAGGATGGTTGTAGGCGGACCGGCAAATGAAAATGAAAACGAAAGTGCAATCATAGAAGAATCAAAAAAAATAACATCCCGAGATTTACTCGGCCCAGAGAGCTGGCCATANATTGACGNATTCGTCAAAAAATTGTCATTTGGCGACAAGCTAACCAAACATGATCACGGGTTCTTGTCCGGCACAGTTAGCTACAACGGAAGGGGGCTCGGAAGGGAACTTAGGCAGAAGTTCATCGTGCTCGGAACAGACCCACGTCAAAGGGGTACTGACTATTATGTAGGATGGGACGAGAATGACATCGTGTACTTGGTACAGGGTTGGGGAGGCAATTACATACAAGTATCCGCAAACACTGGTAAAGAAGATTGGAACAAGGACAAACCTCGCGGCAAGTATAAAGTTTGGGAATAAATCAAATTATTATGAAGTACTTAAAATTATACGAGGAATACTCTGACTCTGACGAAGCCATGCGTAGGCTATCCGTCGCCATAGAGATACTTGACATCATGGATGCGAAGGACAACACTTACGAATCGGACGATAACGCTGAGTACCAATCAGGGTCGAAGAGCCTGATATACGACGGTGAAACGGACGTACTCATCTATTATAACGAGGCCAATAACGACGAATTCACAACAGACTGGCCGCTTAACGATGACGAATGGGATAAACTAAAAGAACTATTCAGCAAATAATGGCTAGAGAGATATACATGCGCGATCCTAGTGATCCTTTTTATCGGTCGGAGATCCTTGAGGTGAACGACGAAGTGGAGATGCTACTCGGGCAAATCAAGATGATGTTGTACACAAACCGGGGCGAGATACTGGGGGCACCGGACTTCGGTGCGAATCTCGAAGAGTACCTGTTTACGTTCTCAGTTAATGAATACGCGCTCAGGAAGATGCTGATGGACCAGACGATCAAGTTCATACCCCTCGCCGAGAAGTACCAGGTTGACTACGACATCAAGTTCGCACAAGGAACGGTTCGAGATATTTGCGTAATAGACATAAAGATATTAAACCAGCCAGTGTTCGGCGTGGTCGTAAAATAAAAAAAATGAAAAAATGAAAGTTCCGTCAATCCAATTATTTATATAAATGAGTATGACGATTTTGGGATGGAACTTTATGATACAATAAGATAAAATTATGAAGCACATTAAGAAATTCAAACAATTAAACGAGGGCACCCTAAATGAGGTGCACGGCAAGAAAACGGAATGGAGATACGACGAGGAAAGGTTCGACCCAGACCTCAAGGAGATTCTCACCGCCATCACCAGCGTCGTGGAGGAGTCGCCGATAACATTCGACATGGACCTCGGGGAGGACAGATTCGTTGTACAGGGCCCGTTCGGCATATCGATGCGGGTTGAGCTCGACAAGGAGAAGAACCCCAACAGTTCCAGCTTCAACCCGTCGTACAACAAGGTGGGCGTCAAAGCTGTGATAGACAAGAAAACAATCAAGGCAGAGAGCCCTACCGATCTTTGGGACAAGCTGCAGAAGTCGTACGAGTTCAAGCAATTCGTTAAGGGCGCCAAGGTGGAGAAGATGAGAGAGGGTAGAATGAGGAACATATTAAAGGATGGCAAAGGCAGGACCATGGATGAGCAGGACCGGCTAATACTGGACTACCTGTACTACATGACGCCTGAGATGATCACCAACAAGAGTGACAACTCGGGTCCGTATGCGACCACGTCAACGAGCATAAGGACGTACAAGTACAATTTGACCCCGATTGTCAGAGCATGGGAAGGCAAGATGAAGAAGACAAAGCTTGACAACCCGGACGCACAGAAGATATACGACGACATGATCAAGAATGACGGGTACTACTATGGCAAACTGAAGCCTGATGTAAAGCTGTCACTTGAGAAGAATCCGCTGATAGACATCGATGACCTGGGCGACGGCAATTACGACGTATACACGTATACGCAAGGGACCGCGTGGAGCACGAGGATAGAGGACCTGCGAAATGACATAGTAGAACGACTGGGGTACAAGAGCAGATACATGGTCGATGAGAAAGTAACGCAGTTCTTAGTGACAGAGCTCGACAACAAGTTCGACCTGGTCATCAAGGTAGAAACAACCGTCTGGCAGAACTAAGCGTATGAAAATTTACAATGAATCGTATTAAAAACATATATGAATTTCAGGATCCTAGTAAGCATGCCGAATTGCTTGCACCAAATGGAAAACCATCTAACCTAGACAAGAGATTGTATGACATAGTAAGAACTTATGAATTTATTCAATGGTTCGGAGACTGGGAGAACGATCCCAAGAACGCATCCAAGGTCGTGGACGAGAACGGTGAGCCGCTGATAGTTTACCACGGCACGCCGTCGTATGGGTTCGACACATTCCTGAATGACTACGACCTGCCAAGGTCGACGGATAACGAGACGAACAACCTCGGGTTCTGGTTCACCAGCAGCAAGAAGACCGCTGAGGGGTTCATGTTCGACGGCAAGTCCGGCGGCATATATGAGGTTTTCCTGAACATGAGGAACCCAAAGATGTTCGAGCCCGTAGAGTTCAACCAGGCAGAAATAGATAGGATCTCGGATCTCATAAATGAGCTCACTTCCAAGAAGAGGAGACTAGGGTACAGTCCGAACAACATGACGCCTGACGCAAGGGAAGAATTCATGGAGCTCGATTCGGCATTGAGTGATGCTTGGAACCAGCTGAAGCTGGCGAGACACAACGACTCTTTCGAGCAGTTCATGAACTACCGCGACAAGTACGCAGAATACGATTACGTAAAGAAGGGTAAAATTGGCGGGTGGCTAGAACGGTACATCAATAAGAACAAAGACGAGGCGAACAAGAAGCTGGTGCAGGAGTTCCAAACGAGCAAGCACGACGGCATCTATATTTCAGACACCCAGTACGACGCACAGGACGATGACACGATAAACCAGTATGTCGTATTCAGTCCGAACGACGTCAAAGCGTTGGACAGTCAAGCTTTCGACCCGAACAGTTCGAATATTCACGAAAATAATAGTTTAGAAGAGATATATAATAAAATGTCAAATAAAACTACCGATATGGAAACAAATAACAAATTAGAAGAAGGTAACGAATTTACCGAAGCTAGACAAAAAGCCATCGACGCGGGCGAAGATTCATTCGTCGTTGACGGTAAGACTTACAAAGTAACCGGCGACACTTCAGACGAAGAGGAACAAAACGAAACCATAAAAAACCCGCATACTCCTGTTGTAAACGAGGAAGGGAAAGAAGAAGAAGAACGAGAGGAAGAAGAGGAAGAAGAACGAGAGGAAGAGAGGATGGAAGAAATGGATACGTTCAATGTTACTAAGAGAAGGATCAAGAGCTTTGCACAGTTCAAGAGTTCTGCCAAGAAGAGCAACAAAGAAGAGCATGGTGAGAACGAGATTGTGAAAGATGGATATTCTGGCGAGAAGAAAGGCAAGAAATCTACTGAAGTGCTTGACGATCGTAAGGAAAAGAAAGGAAAGCACAGCACTGTTAAGGACGCATATTCTGGCGACGTTAAGGGCAAGAAAGGTCGTAAGGTCATAGACGAATAAAAGAAAGTTTTGAATCCATGGGCCGACATGTAAATTTTTAAAGAAACAGGATTTTGGTATGAGTAATCGTATGAAGCATTTGAGGGAGATGGAAGAAGTCGAAACCAATGTGTGGACGGCCATTGACAAAGCACAACTGGACGAGTACGAGAAAAACGGTCCAAAGGAGATAACAGTCGGTGACATCGAGTACAGGATTTCTAAGTACTACATGGACGATAACGAGGTGCCAACGCTCGAATTGGTAAATAAGAAGACCAGATCGGTGCACCATGTCCAACTATCGCTAGTATGGTCAGGATACCAAAACTACAGCATGCTAGACAACAACGGTCGAGAAGAGCTAAGAAGAAAATACTTTTTGTAATGAAGAAGATACAGTCACTAGATGATTTCAAAATAAACGAGTCCGTTGTCGGACAGTACACGACCATGTCCATGGACGAGATCAACTCCGTGCTATCGAGCACCCTAGACGACTTCGGGGACGATGATACGCCGAGGCGCGCGGCTATCGTAAAAGCGCTAGAGACCGCCGTGACGTATTACGAAGACACCGAAGGATCCAACCTGGACCTCAAGTCCAAGATAATAACTGCGGCGACTGACGACGCCAAGCAGCTGTTCGACGTGGCGCAGACATTCGCGACGTCGCTCAAGAAGATACACACCATAGAAACGGCGGAGATCGAACCGGTGTCGCAGCAGGTTCTGAACATAATATCAAAGTAATAACCTCGTGGGACTACTACCAGTATCATTCAAAGAATTTACCAAGGATCCGATAAAGGCGATCCTGTTCCTGTCAGTGGTTGCCATCATGTACTTGTACATCGACAACAGGTTGGTATACAAAAATCAGATCGAGAGGCAGGAAGCACGAATCGAAAAATTAGAAGGTCAGGTGCAAACGTTACAAAACATGCTGATCGACGTAAAAACACGATAACAACTATGGTCAAGAACAGATATTTCATCATCGCTGCGATCGTGCTGGCATGCTTCATATTCGGCGACCGGATATTCCGGCCGGGCATTAGTGACAGGACGTCGCGCGAGGTCGAGACGGACTCTCTAATGGAAATTACTGAGCTAAAGATCCAGGAGATGCACAACTCCAACCAGCAAAACATAGACTCCCTAAACGCAGTGCTAATGCAGAATAACATCATGGACGCCGATGCTGAGGCGCTAAGGAATAAGATAAAGTCGCTAAGGCGGGATCAAAAAAGATTGCAACTGACGATGAGGGACATGCCGACGCGAGTCGTCCGTCAGGACTCCGTATTGTACAACGTCACGGAGAAGGACACCGTCGTGTATAATATTATATTTAAGGACTCTGTCATACATATCATACATAACACGGTATATATGAATGATACGGTATATATGAATGATACCGTGCAGGTAGACGACAAGTACATCAAGAGCAAGTTTTACAAGAAACACCGATAGGCTTTTCCGCATCTAATCGATTATTTCATTATTGTCACTATCCCACCAGCTTTACCTTCCTTATCGTAATAAACTTCATGCACCTGAAAGATATATAAATAAATATAATCGGAAAATGCAGATATTTCAGAAGAACAGAATAGACATTGAAACGCTCATCCAAGACACCGTGAACTACACCGTTGACCAGTTTGCGCAGAGCCGTTCCAATTTCACCGTTGCTTCGGCGTACGGACAGATAATCTTCGTAGTACAAAATATAGCCCAATTAATTTTGGCTTATATTGAGGATTCCATTACGGAGCTGAACATAAACACTGCTTCTCGTGCCAACTCCATATTCGGGCTTGCGAGGCTCGCCGGTCACAACCCGACAAGGGCAATATCTGCATCCGGAGAGATAGCTATTAAGTACATGCCAACTGCGCCAGTCTCTGACATCACGGGAGGGTTTGTGATCATACCTAACTACACGAAGATAAAGTGTCAGAACAACGGNCTGACNTACCTGATAAACCTGCCNGGNGANGAGCTCAGGCTNCCGGTNGACGGGTCCAAGAACGGGATGAAGNTCAACGTCATACAGGGNANCNTAGANACNCANNTNTTNACCGGNACNGGAAGGGCNCTNCAGACGTTCGCCGTTAACTTCCCNCANTCGGGNATGGTCGAGCACCACCAGGTGTCCGTGTACGTGAACGGCGAGAAGTGGAAGAGGTACGACGCGCTGTACGACATGCCGTACGACAAGGAGGGGTACATCCTGAGAACTGGCATCAACTCCGGCATAGACATCTACTTCGGCAACACCAATGCCGGCAAGCAGCCAATACTGGGATCGCAGATCAGGGTAGAATACCTCGTATCCAACGGCGCTGCGGGCAACCTCGTCCTTTCGCAGGATGACGAAGCGCTATGGAAGTGGGAGGACGTTGGGTACACGCTGTTCGGCGAGGAGGTTAATCTCAACGAGTTCCTGGGATTCAAGACGACCGTGTCGCCATTCTTCGGCGCCAACGCTGAGCCACTGGCGTTGACCAAGCTCATTGCACCGAAAACGAGCAGGTCCTACGTGTTTGCCAACCCGGACAACTACATCATATTCCTCGAGAAGTTTAACGTGTTCTCCATAATAGACGCGTACCAGACCAAGAGTTTCAACAACCCGCTGAACCTCCCGGGACAGCCGATACCGAACCCACCAGCTCCACCGATTAACGGGCTGACGACAACGCAGAACCAGGCGACCGTCGATATGTTCGACGACAAGATAGTCTACCTGTTCCTGGTGCCGGACATCACAAAGCTGATAAAGAGCAACGAGAACTACTTCAACGTTCCCGAGTCGATCTTCAAACTTACCGACGTGCAGAAGACCCGCATCCTGGAACTTATAGAGCGCTCAGGCTCGAAGGTCGTGGGCACCGAGGTCCAGATAGTCGACCCAAAGTGCAGCAGGTTCGTAATAAACGTAGCGGTCATAATGTTCTCCGACGCGCAGGAGTCGGAGGTGAAAACCTCCATAGAGGATAAGCTGTCCTCGTACTTCCTCAACATACGCAGGAGGGACAGAATACCTAGGTCTGACCTAATAGCGGTCATAGAAGGAGTAACCGGCGTCGACTCTGTGAACATATCCGTAGTTTCGGAGATAGACGAGAATCAGGCGATACTGGATCAGACCAATGGGAGGACCTCCGAGAACGTGGAGGCGCCGAGATTGGACGGGTTCGGCGACATACTGATAAGGGACCAGGAGCTTGCCATCATCAGGGGCGGATGGACCGACAGGAACGGCACCGAGTACGAGACTGGGATCGCATCAGACAAGCCGGGCGCACTCAACATCGTCATATCTGATATAGTTTATAAATCATACAATACGGACGTGAACAATGTCAATAAGGAAAACCTAAAATCGTAAATAATTATAATGGAAAACAATCTTTTAACTGTTGTAATGGTATGTTTAATCGTTTCATTATTCTGTGGGGATGCTCGGTTTTTATTAATTCAGAATATGTTTTGATATTTTTTGTTTTGATATGTATTAAATATTCATCTAATGAATGGATCGGTTTAGATTGAGGTTTAATATCATTTATTATATTTAATTCTTCTATTTTGTATAATC